TGGCTTGAGATTCCATGATGGAATCTGCTGCCATACTTCTTAGAAGACATGGCTTCCTCCAGGAGTAAATCTTGCCGTGGACTAGGTTGTTTTCTAGTACACGTTCTCGAAAGTCGTCACCGCGTTTTCGAGCGGCGAGCCGGTAGTATCACTCGGCGAGCCGTCGGACGCGTGGACGTTTCGAGCGAAGAGCGTGTTCACACGGTCGAACAAAAGACGTCGTTCGGCCGCAGTGGAACGCTCCGGCAAGAAGAACTCCAGGACCGCGGTGCAATCGTACGCCTTCGTCGGTGCCGGCTGAATGCCGGTCGACGTTGACGGAGCGGTTACCTCGAGGGTCGGGAGGACAAGCTTCATCGTCACCTTGTAGATACGGCTTGCCTTGGTAGGCGGACGTACCGACATAGTGAGACGTGGGTAACCGATGGCGATTCCGCCAGACCGGTCCACCCATGACGCGACACCCTGGGGAGAAATCCCTTCGGGGCTCAGCGTCGAGTCTGACGCGACAGTGGCAGAGGTGGTTGCCCAACCAATGCCATAATCGAGAAGACCCGATACTTTCACTGCCGCAATAGCGGACATGAAAACTCCTAGTTTGAAACGTGGATGCCGTTACCCCTTTACTTGGTAAAAACCGATTTAACCAAGGCAATCGCATTGGCTGCATGGGTTACACTAGCAAGACCATTCTTTAAAGACGGAAAGGTTGGAGTAGGAAAAGCTGTAAGCTTAATCCGGTCCAATCTAATCGTCTTCGAATGGTAATGCCCGTGTTCCCAGTAGTCGCTGAGACTGTTCAAGGCGTTCGGTCCTTCCGAGTCAACGGCGGTATCCGTTTCCGACCTCGTAAATAGTGTCTGGGACCCATCGACAAAATCCAAACCATCGAAGGCCGTAAAGGCCTCCAGGTAAGGACCTATCGGTAGGAACCAGTCTACAACGAACGAAAACGGGAGAATTTCCCATGCGAGGTTTATGGGATTGGTGAAACCTGTCTGGGCAGCAAAGGCTCGTAGTGGGGACGCCAATTTGAACCTAAGGATGAACTTGCACTTGGTCTCGGAAACTACTTTCGTAGTGACTTGGAGACCAGGCGCCACAGCTCCTCCATACTGGCTCAGTTGGTGCGTCACACTATCTGTCTTCGCTTTACCAGACACAGCAACCCGCTGGACAAGGTCAGTGGTATGTAAATTAGCCATTGACTTTAGCGTCCCTTCAATATCACCTAACAAAGGTTTCCAACCGTACTGAAGCTCCAGCCAATTATCAGCTAGAGATTTAGAAGCGGAAGGACGCCCATGAGGGGTGACGTTGTTGGAACGCCGTCCATGCGTTAGTTCGCGCGCGGCTGAGGGGATATCTCCTCTCTTCAGTGCCCGCATAGACCTATAGATCCTATTGGCACAATTACCAATAAGATTAAAGGTCTGATTCATCTGTGCTAAGTCTTGCGCGAGATTAGCTTCAATCCCGAGCTCGGCCGCATCGATGAGGCGTCTTAACGCATTAAACCTAGCCAGGTCAATATGACCCGGGATAGGGGGCTCAGCATATATTTCGGTAAAAAGTCGAACCCAACTATTGTAGCCAGGTCCCGTATGTCTACGAGATCCGTGCAACAGTTTGTTGGATAAGACTTCTTTAATGGTCACACTGTGCGGATTAACCGGCAGTTGACCTTTCCTTAGGGCACCGAAATTCGGTGTACGAGTGCCTGACCATACTCGCTCGAAAGCGACCATGGGGACAACCGTATCCGTTAAAACGGTATAAGTAAACGGCGGATCAGGACTTTGATCTTCAAGAATCCTTCTAAAAGGAATCGAGATCGTCTCAGGACTGGGCCGAAGTGTACTCGCCTTGGGAACCGATATACGTGCTGCACGACGACTGCTTTTAGCAGAAGCCGCGGCTCGACTCCGTGCTTTTCGCACTGGAGACGGGTATGCCGGATTATCCGGAGGAACCACCAGAATAGACGTACCGCTCTTTCGATTGGTACGTTTCTTCGGGAAGTTCATAGGGATAGTCACCGTACGAGGGTAGCCATTACGCACCGACGTAAAAACGAGGTACAGCTTAGCGTTCCTACGGATCAGTGGCCACTTAGTCGTAAAGTCGCGCTTCATCAAGGTATTAGCCTCGATTAGGCCCGTCGATACAACCGGGTTGCCATCAACCTGTAAGACGATTTCGCCGTACTCAACGCTAGACGTCAGTGTGAATGGTCGACTCGTCTGCCCCGACAGAGCAACATACTCAGGGATAGTGCTGATATAAGGCGTCAGAGGTATTAACCCCGCCATATGAGGATAACCTCCCATATGGTTGACACCAAACCGGCACTGCCGGTACCTAAGAACAGACCAAAGAGGAAGGGGTGGGCAACGATAAACTTTTCGAGAAATCCCTCTTGCGAGGGCTCGTCAAGGAAAATCGTTACTTTATCCATATCACCTCAATGGTCAGTTAATAGGTCGGGCTAACTAACGTTAGCCCAGAAGGGAAGCATCTAGGGGGGCTATCTTAAAGATAGCCCGGAACCTAGAGCCCTATTCGGGTGGAAGTGAGCTAGGTATCTTTCTCCCTAGCTCTACCCGTTACAGGTTACTCCCTTCTAGAGACCACTCTTTTGAAGATGGCTATACATTCTCGCCTTCATTCAAGGTGGCCCTAAGGACCCGACAGAACTCAGCCAATTCGGCTGTGTCATGACAGGA